TTTCCTGTTATTATTTCAGTGAGTCTACTTCCGACATCGTTAATAAATGAGAAGTTGTAAAGACCGTCATCCTCATATCTACTTGTTTCTTCGATATCAATCCTAAAATGGTCTATTTGACACACAAACTTAAACATATAATAAGTAAGCGGTGGCTCATAGCCATACGTTTTGAATACTATCGCTAAAGCATCTGTATTCTTTAAATCTCCAAAATCAAAAACCTTTATTAATCCGTCAAACTCAATCCATTCCCCCTCAACAAACGGACCGATTATCCATTCTTCAGAAATCCAATCATATCCATTTCCGTTAAATCTAAATCTTTGAAGTACTGGGTATATTTTCGGGATATATTCCACTCTAGCGTTTAACTCTACTTTTATTTTAAACTTCAATCGAACTGAAACTTTATTCGATAATTCAACAGAACCCTCTACATCATCGTAAAAGAAAACCGGCTGAAATCCTAATGAGTCTCCATAAGGAAGAATATTATCCGTTACTTCAACGTGCCTTCCAAAGCCCTTAACCCCAAACATTGTTGGTATTGAAAATATAGCGTTATCTGCTTGCCATTCGTGTTCCCCTGTTTCAATTGGCAAAACATTTTTTGCCCATCCAACACCATTTAAATCCCTTCCTTTTATTTTAGTCTTATTGAACTTCATAGGACTTATTACTTCGTCCTCTAAGTCTGTTTTTCTTCCAATTGAAAGGGCGTCAGATTGATAAGACTCAATTAGCTTTTCTAACTCCTGTGAGTTAAAGTTAACCTCCAGACCTCCTTTTTTAACTTTCATTGTATCGAAGTCAGCTATACCTCTGTACTGCTGGTCAAACTTAACTGTGTCAATAGTATCTCCAACTACATAGCTTTTACCAACCTTTAACTTATACCTAACAAGATATAAATTTGTATTTATCCCTCTTAAAGCATAAGCATCCTCTATAAATTCCTTTTCTCTACCTCTGAAAATAAGACCTCCTGTGAACTGAGTTAGAATTCCGTGATACTTTTTATTTCTCACTATCTCTAATTCATCATCCTGCCACCCTTCTGGAGCGTTCTTCATAACTAAAGAAGCCTCCTCCTCTCTTTGAAGTACGTAAACAACATATCTACTATTTTCTATTCTTTGGTCGCTCATATCAAATTCTTAACAATTGTTTAATTCCACATACTCATTTTTTCTCTGTAGTTGTTTATTTCATTCAACACAGTTACTTTGCTATTAACTTGGACTTTCTTAAATCCTTCTTTTATCTCCTCTTTAATTCCAAGAGCTAAATTCAACTCTTTTTGAGACACGCTTTGACCTCCAGAAAACAGGTTTAAAAGCATCGTTTTCTTTTGTAATGTTTCAAAATCTTTGTGAATTATATCTCCCTTTTTTAAGTTTACGATTGCGTTCTCTTTTGTAGTCGTAAGGATTTTCCCTCCACGCTCAACATACTCTTGCGCTCCACCATCATTTATTAACGCTTTTCCGTCATTCTTCATCTCCCCTCCTTTTGCAAATGTAGGTATTGGTGTCGCTATTATAGAAGCTAACTGTAATGCTCCAGCCGCACCAACCAATGCCGCCATCGCTATCCCAACCCACGGCGGTCCGCTTGTTGCAAGAGCATTAACAACTCCTAAAGCTATACTTGTTATCGCTTGAGTTATTGCTAAAGATTTATTTAACTTAGCCTGTTTGATTTGCTCTTTACGCTTTTTCTCTTCGAGTTGTTTTATTCTTATCTCTCTGTTTCTCTCGATTATCTTCTTTTCTTCTTCGTCATTCTTAGCGAGTTCTAAAAGCCTGTCGTATTTCTTTTCCTCCGCTGCAATTTCAGCATCAATCTTATCAATTCTGTTTTGAAGAATTTGGTCAGCAAATCCAAACATTTCATTTGTGAAATCTTGCGACATACTAGCCATCGTTGAAAATTTGCTTGCAAAAACAGGGTCGATTGTTGAGCCACCCGATCCGTCAGCGCTATTAACATTCTCAGAATTATTCGCTGGGTCTTCCTTTTTTTGAGCTTCAAGTATTGCTATCTCTGTCAGCAGTCTTTTTCTTTCTTTCAGAGCGACTGTCAGTCTTAATGTTCTTCGAAGTTTCTCAACCTCCATATCAATCGACTGATTAAAGTACTTAACTTCGAGTTGGGCGATTTCAAGCATTATACGCTTTTCCTCATTCCCTCCTTTTCCAATAACTTGTAATTCTTTCTGAAGTCTCTGTAATTGTTCAGCTTCTTCTTTATCGTAATTTCTCTTCGCAAAGCTAAACCTATCTTCAATTAAATCTTCCCATTCATCTTCTCCGTGTTCAAGATTTTCCTGAAGCTGGTGTCTGTACTCTTGGTCTAATAATTCGCTTTTTTCTTGATATTCTCTTTGGTTTGCTAATCGTTGTTTTTCATTTTCTTTTTGCTGTTCTGCTAAATTAACTCCGTTTTTAATATGAGACGTTAAATTTTCTTCAAGTTTCTGGTTTTCTTGTTCAAGCCATAAATCATTAGCTTTCTTTTTATCTTCATATTCTAAATCTGTAATCCTTTTTAGATTTTCAGCATTTTCAAAAGCCATATCTATACGACCCATAATATCGCCTGGCTCGTCTTTTGCAAGTTCTTCGTTTAGGCGAATACGCTCCTTCAACTCCCTTATCAAAAGTTGATTTGTATTAATCCATTCTTCAGCGTATTTTATTTTTCTGCCAGAACCATCTTCGTCTAAATCAATAAAGTTCTCTCCGCCTGTTGGCGTAAGAAGTTCATTAAGCTGTTTAACATACTCCAATTGCCTTGTATATGCATCGTTTTGTTCTTGAAGATTTCTTTTTGCTTCTATTAATTTATCTGAGTATTTCGCATAAGCCTGAGTTCTAACCGCTATTGGGTCGTCAGAAGATGTGATTGGTTTGTTTATCTTATACTCCTCAACCGCTTCATCCCTTAGTTTCTGTATCCTGTCAAGCTCTTTCTTAGCATTATCATATTCAGCAATAGCAAGTAAATTTCCTTCCTCTGCCTTCTTCTTTTGAAAATCAGCAAGTTCTTTTCCAGCTTCCATAACTTTCTTTACAGCTTTGACTCTTTCTTCCGAACCATCAACAGTTGCTGAAGCTAATTTTTTTTCAGTTGCTAATTGTTTCTTCAACTCTTCCTCTGTTGTGGTTATAGATTTATTAAGTCTTAACCTAGCTTCGATTTCATCTGACAATTGTTTTCTAACTTCATCACCATATTTAGCTCCAGATATTCTGTTTGAGGTTTGGTCGTAACTTTCAGTAAGACGGCTTAATCCATTTAGCGCACTTGTGATTAACCATAAAAAGCCTCCAATTACATTTGTTATAATACTATCTCCTTCGCTTATTGTCAGTACAAGTCTATCCCAAGCACCGCCAAGTTTACCAACTCCAGTCGCTAGGTTGTCAACGGTTTCTAAGGCTTCAATTCCATAAGCTTCTTCAAGTGCTTTAGCAAACTTCGGCAAAGCGACAGAAGAAAGCACCTCTCCCTTTTTCAACATCTTATCCAATTGAGAAACGCTAACACCGACAGCCTTCGCCATAATACCCATAGCTCCTGGCAACCTCTCTCCTAACTGACGTCGTAATTCTTCTGTTGTTACTTTACCTTTTGAGAGCATTTGCTCCAAAGCTAAGTAAACTCCTTTTAATTCATCTGTACTAAGTCCTAAAACAGCACTAGCTTTTGTTACAGATTTAAAAATCTGCATTGTATCGACAAGCGACATATTGGATGCTCGAGCCGCAGCTCTAAATTTTAACCATCTGTCAGCAGTAGTGGAAAGTTTAGCTCCAAACTTATCGTTTAACTTAATAAGAAATTCCCAACTACGTTTAATTTCAGCAAAATTACCTCCTGTGATTTTGTCAAGCGCATAACCTAAACTTTGAAATTTTATTGTTAAATCTACTATACTTTTTAAACCTTTTGTTACTGCGTTTTGAAGTCCAAGAAATGCAATTGTTGCTACAGCAAATTTCACAGCCATCGCTCCTATTGCGCTACTTCCTTTTGACGTTGCTTGCGTATTCCTTGTTGTAGCTGTAGTTCCTTTATTTAACGCTTGTGTGTTTTTGTTTAAAGCGTTTGTTTGCGCTCTAGTATTTTTTGATGCTGTTTTTGTTAAATCTGAATTCCTTTTCAACTCATTTGAGTTTCTTGTTAATCGAGTTGAGTTAGTTTTTGTTATATTAGACAAACGAGTTATACTTGCGTTTAGTTCGGTTATCTTAGACTTGAACCCAGTCATAGAGTTCGCTAATTTATTAAAAGACGCAACACTTCCTTTTGATATGCTTTTAAGATTTTTGTCTAAAGTTTTTAGCTCGGTTACTAACTTTCTTATTTCAGCAACAGCTTCGTCAGTTGATATGTTTACTTTTTTTGCCATCCTAAGTTGCGTTTTGTTTATCTAATTTTGCTTGGTTTGTTTCGAGTAAGTTAACCCACCTTAATACAGATGTTTTCTTTACATCAATCCTGTAACCTGTCTCTAAATTGTTTTCAATAATTAAAGCTTGTGCGTCTAATGATTTTTCAACGTCCTCCGAATACCTTTCTTTTTCAGCTTCAATTCCTTCTTCGGATATTCTATATTTCTTTTTGAAATTGAGCGTTTTAATATTTAATGAGTTTCTTAATCCCATTGCAACTAAGTTTGCTTTTTCTAGTTGCTTGTTGATTGGTTTTGACTCGTCAAAAGGAACTCCAAGCTCGTTTAAAATTTTAAGAACAGTAGCGTCATTGCATTCCAGATAAAGGTTAACAATCTTTACTATTGTATTATGCTGTGTCTCCACTAGCATCATTGTCGCTAACTCTTTTTGTTTGTTTAATTCTCTTTTGTTAAATGTAATTGCTTCGTATTCTTTTTGTATTTTTTCAAAAGTTGTTTTTAATTCGATTGCATTGCTTTTCACAAACTTATAAATCACAGACTCTGAAAGAGTTTCATATCCGTTAATTAAATATGAATAATCGTTTTTATGAATACACATCATAAAGTTGTATATCGGGATGTCCGAACAACTTTTATAAGTTTTTTGTTTTGATTGCTTCATAATTCAATATCTATATCTGTATTAAATTCCTTTTGAAGATAATTTGTTAAATTGTCAATTATGCTATTCACGATATAATCAATTTCATCCTGAGTGAAATCCATTATAGCTGAACCATAACCTCTAAATCTTTTCCCGTCTCCGTCAACTAGCTTCGATGTTAACGACCTGTCTTTGTTTTCAAGAAGTAAAGTTCCGTTGTGATAAACAACATATAAATTTCCATACCATTTACCTGTATCTCTAAGAGTTACGTGGCTTGTCCTAGAGTATGGAGAGTTCTTTTTTCTTTCAATTGTCGATTGAGCGTATCTACCTCCGCCAATCAAATTACCATCCCCATCTGTTCCGTAGTTCCACAATCTTAATTTAACTGAAGATAACAGGACGCCCTTTTCACGCTTGACAAACCCATTTACAAGGGCTGGCACTTCATTTGAGAGCGTTTCAAGCCGTTTTATATAGGTGTCTAGTTTCATTATGCTAATATACAAAAAAACCCCTTACAATATGCAAGGGGTTTAAATTTAGCTTAAATTCGATAAAGATTTTAAACCTCGTCCGTCAGATCGTTTGAACGATAAAGAATTGATGTTATTTCAACAACTCTGTTGCTTGCAGTTCCAATATACACGCCAATATCATCTGTTGAAACCATAGCTGGTACTGTCAGAACATATGTTCCAGCATTCGGTCCAGCAACAGGAACAACAGTTGTTGTAACGCCATTCAGGTCGAAAGTGAATTGTACAATTCCTTCAACTGGAGTTGAATTGTCCTGAGCCAACTTCGCCGTAACATTCAATGTCGTTCCTGCAATAGGAACTGAAGTGAATGTTAAGTTTACTCCGTTAACGCAAGGCACATCCCAAGGATTGAAATCCAATTGTTGTTGATGCAAGATTGCATAATCCCTATCAAATTGACCTCTCTCCAGAAACTGTATCATTACTGATTTGCTTTCTGCTTCGCCTCCTGGAACCTTACGTTTTGTCAATGCTGGAGTTGTATGTCCAGCTGAAAAACCGCTGTACGTTCCGTCTGCGTTTACCGCAAGCATCCAATTGCCTTCATCGTCTCCGATTATGTAATCAAAGCTTTTGTATCCTTCAAGCTTATCAAGCTGTCTGTAGAACTCGTGTCCTTCTTCGTACATAAATTTGTACTCAGGCAAACCCTTTAGATTTAGTCGCTTTACGCCACTTGTGTTGGTTGAATACCCATCCTCAGCCGAAACATCTTCAAAAGAACTAGCTCCAATTAACGGGATTATAGTCCCGGCTTTTACAAGCGTGTTGATTGTTGCTAAATTGAAAATGGAGCTTCCGGCTAATTTAGTTCCTCTCTTGATAGCCAAAAGGTTATCTGGAGTTCCAAATAATGATAAGCAACCTAGTTTACCTGTGTTTGCGCTAATCCCGCCACCGCAAGCAACTTTGTCCGCTATTTGTGAAATTGATTGTGCCATTTTTATTTTTGTTTTATTTTGTTTTGTTTGATTAATTTATCAAAACGGTCTTTATCCGTTGTTTTATAGATAGTGTCTCCACGCTTTGAACGATAAGACACTCCGTCAATTGCAAAATCAATAAGCACAATACCTTCAAATTCTTTCGATTTTGTCGATGGCTTAATTGATTTTTCTGAGTTACTTTTTTCTTTGTTATCCACTTTTTTAAAATTTAATAGGTTTTATGCATCCTTGAATTATCTCTAAGTCAACTGTAACTTGTAAAGCATCCCAAATAGCAATCGTACCAGATTTATCTCTAGCCTCGTTCTCACTGTAATTCGGAAACTTTATTGCTTTATAAGTTTCACCTCCACTGTCAACAGAAACCACATTAGACCTCCTAAACAACATTCTTATATTGTAAAACAAAGGCATCAAAACTTTTCCGTATGTAAGGATAAGCCTCTCTCTGTTTTCCATACTTTGATTTGTTGTTACAGCTAACACAAAAACAACATCCGTAAAATTAGCTTTTGTTTTGTGATGCTCTTCGCTAAGAGGGTATAGAAGCCATATCAAAGGATAAACATCGCTCTGTTCTCTGTTCGATAAAAAAGAGTTTAACTCAATTTTATCTCCATAACCAAATACAACAGGATATTCCGTTCCGCCCTCATTAAATGACATTTTTGGAAGATAACTAAATACCTTCTCTAAAACATCCTCTATGATTATGACTTTGTCGGTTACTATTCCCATTATATTGTAAACTGATTAATGTTTCCCCAAGTTTTTGGATTGAATTTCTCAAACGTTCCTTCTACCAAGCTATTCATATCATTTATATATTGATACAATGTAACATCTTCGTTTCTAGTGTATTGAGAATAGTCAACTCCGTATCCTCCTAAGAATCCAGATTTATGAATGTATTTCTTAACTTGACAATCTCCTTGAACTGCATATACAAATCTCCTCCAAGCGTTTATAACTTTTTCGTTTGGCATAACGCTTTCTCCGTTAGGAACTTTATTCTTAACATTCCCAGCATTTGCTCTAACTATGTAAGCACTTGCTTCGTGATAAAAATAAACGTAATCCGCTAAAAAGCTATCGTTTGTAACAATTGGGTCTGGAGGTACATCGCCTAAAGATAATACACTTCTTCTTATTCCTTTCCAGATACAATCATCACCACTTGAATTTGTGTATGAATGTCCGTTCATAAGTTGCTCCCATTTGGCGTCCGAGCCAGACTTAATAAAAGTTGGCTCGGCACTATCCAAATTTGAGAAAAATTCAATCGACAAACCACCTAAGCATTTCTCAAGACAATCACGTTCGTATCGATTAATAAAGTCAACAAGCTTTATCTCAACATCCGTAACGGCGTCCGTTATTGATGCTTTTGCGTGAGGTAAATATCTAACGCCTGTAAAGTATGTCGGCTTTGTAATCATTACTTAGTGTCTTTATTGTCCTTGTTCTCGTCTTTCTTTTCGGTTTTAACCAAAATTCCGTGAGCCTGTAAAGCTTCTAGGGTTGACTTCGCAAATTCTCTCGTTTCGCCTTTTTTAGCTGAACCGTGAGCTTTCGCGTAAGTACCCTTTACTAATCCTTTGCTCATAATTAAGGCACAACTGCTATTGCTGTTTTAATCGTGGCAAAATCATCGTAGATGAAGGCTTGCTCGTCAAGTTTCTTAACGTATTGGAAATAACGTGACTCTCCAACCATAGTAAACTGATTTGTAATGAATTGGTCGTTAATCCATCCAATTCTAATTGAGAAAGGAATGTAGTTAACAATGTGCATCATTTTCATATCGGCAACAAAAATCTTTCCTGCTGGAATTTTACTCCAAGGTCTGATTGTTATGCCTCCAATAGTAACAGACTTAAATAATCCAGCTTGTGGATATAATGGTTGTCCTTGCTCATCTTTCGCTGAAACTAAATTCAAGAAGAAATCGGTAGGAGAAACCAAAACTAGGTTTGCTCTGTACTCCATTTCATCTGTGTAGTTATGCGTAGTTGAGATATCCACAACCGCTGCGTTAACAACATCCATAAATGTTGGGTTTACAACTTTAAGAGCCATTGGTCCAGCGGAGAAAACACGTCCGTATAATGTAGCTCCTTTAGCTTCACTTCCAGTTCCAAGACCGAAGTAAGCTTTGTTAGCTTTAAACAATCCGTGTTTCTTTTGAAGATACTCTTTTGCAACACTTTCCATTCTAGCTACATCGGTAACAACCTCTTCGCTTAAAACTTCATAGGCAGCAATCTTGTAAGGAGTTGGGAATCTGTTTTCCCATTTGAAGTCAATTTGAGGCTTTTCAGCTCCTTCGGCAACAAACGTGTAATCCCCATCCTTTGGTATCAATTCAGTATAAGACATCGTCGCCTTACCAGTACTTGACACAGTTGCATAAGTCAATAAATCATCATCATTCCTAAGATTGAAATGACCTAAATCCGTATGCCCAACAGGAGACATAACAGGGGCTTGGTCTGTTCCGCTCGCTGTTGACATATCGCCAACTGCCTTCGGAATGAACTCAATTGTTCCACTTCCAGATTTGTGAAGCTTTTCAATCTCGTCTTTATTGTCTGTAAGGAATTTTGAGAATTGCTCTTTAACAGATTGCACTCCCTTCTCCCTTTGCTCTTTTATGAAAGCTTCTAATTCGTTACCGCTTTTCTCAATCAAAGCCGTGAGCTTGGCTATTTCCTCGTCGGTTGCTTTTCCGCTCTCCTGAGCTTTTTGCAAATCCGCTTGAACTGCTTTGAACTTTTCGTCCAATGCTTTTTCCATTTCTTCTGGAGTCATTGTTTTCTTTTTTAAGTTATTGTTTAGTTTTTCAGTTTGAGTGATTGCTCGGCTCACAACTTATAAAATAGAGTGATTGCTCGGCTCTATTAATTTTTAAGCCATTTTAATATGGCTGTGTCTTTCGTTTCTACAGGTGTTGGCTCTTCAAATTTACGTGTTGGTGTGAATGAATTGCTTCCAAACAATACGCTTGAACCTTCAATTGCTTTTGCTTCCAAAACAGCCCAAAAAACTTTTGTTTGTTCTAAGGCTTTTTTGTTTGCAACAACAGGAGCGTATTTATCCCAATTTTCTTTTTGCACAGGGTAATCCTCATTGTTTATGCAGGTAACCATTTTTATATACTGCATTCCTACAGAATGTTCGGTAACATTACCTTCGGAGTATTCTTTAAACATTTCAGCATTTCTACTTTGTTTAACTAAACTATCAAATCCTAAGATTTGAGTAGAACCCTCCATATCAAAGCCAAGTGATTTCCAAGTTACATTTTCTACGTATGCTTTCAAATCATTTCCTCTTGAAATAACATCACGAAACTTTCTTCCGTGTTCCTGAAGGTGCAAAATTGATTTGCCGTTTTCTTTTAAAGATTTATTCCAAATCCCCTCAACGTGAACGTCTTTATGTGAATCCAAGATATTACAAGAGTTGATAACAACCTTAACTAAAATTTCAGTTGCGTTTGCATCGGAGTTTTTAGTTGCGTTAATATCTTTTTGAATTGTCGGCATACCACCAAATCCATCAGCTTCCTTTATGATAGATTTTTTCGTGTCAATTACTAGCTTTTCATTTTCAACAATGAAATCCAGATAATCTTTTTCTGTGTCGAATGACTTTTCTAATATCTTATACATCGGTTCAAAGCTACTTATTAATTTTGTTTTTACCAAGAGTTTTTATTTTTTTTTCTAACTCTTTATTAATTTCTTTGTTAGCCCCTTGCTTAACGGCTTGTTTCATTTCTTCTTTAGCCTTTTCAGTACTCATAACAGTTCGTTTATTAATTGTTTTATCTTATCTTCCTGAGCAGGTGTTACGCCTTCTTCTTCTATCGGCTTATTACTTGTTCTTGACACAAGAGGTCCGAGAATAATTGTTGAGTCCATACCAACCATTCTTAAAGCTTCATCATCTGGAATTCCAGACGCTCTAAGCATATAAAGAGCATTTCCTCTTTCGTAAACTCCTTTATACCTTTCAATTAGTATGAATTGCATAATCGGCAAATGCTCGTAACTACCTTCAATTGTAATTCCGTCCTCAATCAATACTTTATTAACAACCGCACAAAAAGAATTTAAAGTTGATTGCATTTCATTCTGTACGTAAGAAGCCATCGACTCTTTGAAGTTGTTGTAAGTTGTTTTTTTAGCTTCTAAACTTACAATATCCTTTGGTATGTGTAATGCTGTAAAAACAATATTCCCATCCGTCTTAACAGACTCGTCAAGACCTAAATCCCTTAAAGCAATATGAAGTGATTTATGATTGACACTTGCAGAAACAACCATTCCTCTTTTTCTCTCAAAAGAAACTCCATAATTTTGCTGGTAATTGTTTTCAATCTCTTCCTTTTCTTCAGGTGTAAGCGGAAAACCATCCTTAACCGTTGAAATCAATTCTTTTCCATTTGACTTCAATATAATATTTTTTGCTATTAAACTATCCTGTGTGTTTATTAGCGTTTGTCTTAATCCTGTTATTCTGCTCTCAGCTTTAAATGGATTTTTAGAACCAACGTTTGGCAAATCGTAAAAGAACATTAAGTCTTTTAATTTGATTTTTAAATTCTCTCCATTTTCATCATAAATAACTTCTTTTTCTAAATACTTTTCCGCTTGACTTGCATTTATAAAAATGTTCTTTTTTAACTCCTCTGGAAATTTAATCAAATTAAAATCCAAAACATAAATTGAATTTACTACCTCAGTAAGTATATTTCTTTTCGTATAAAGAACACCAACTCCATTCGCTATTTGAGTAAACAATAAAGCTTCTAGTAAATCCTGCCTAGTTTGATTTGCATTCGGGTTATTGATTAGTTTTAGGTACGGAGACGTTTTTATTTCCGCTCCAGTTGAGTCTCTTATAATTTTAAATGTAGCTTGGCTAAATAGCTTCGACACAAAAAGAAGTGCTGGTGTTAATATCGGATGTTTCAAAGATACATCCAAATTACCCCCAATACTAGACCACGCCTCGAAAGAAGTTATATCGGAAAAGTTTTGTCCGTTCTTATTTCTTGTCCAAGTTGGGAATTTGATGTCTAAGCCTAAAAAAGCCATATACTATATTTTTACGGTTCAAATCTACTATTTTTTTTTGATATTTAGCAAATATTTTTTCATTAATAACGAATACCAAGCCAGCCTATTAAATAGCTTATAATGTAGCCTGTGGCATCCATTAAATGGTCTTGACACTTTGGGTCGATTTCATCTGTAGTTAAGCCATATCTATCTAACTTATAAGAGTAAGTGTAATATTCCTCCTCTAAATCGGTGCTTGACTCTGTGTAAACTATATTAAATCCTTGTACTTGCTCAATTCTTTTATCTACGCTTCCAGCTCCTTTTACTGCTGGCACAGCCATAAGACCTCCGTTTTTTAAATCATCTACCATCGTTTTTTTAGCGGAGTCAGCTACAATTAAATCATTCGATGATATCGGTGGATATGTTTTTGTCTTAATATATTCGTATATCGGCATTCGCATTTGTGAACTCGGCTTGTAAATTCTTTGATGCAAATAAAACGTTTTATCCTTATCCCATTTAACCTCAACAACAGCTGTCGGTTGACTTGTTCCAAAGTCAAGACCATAATAACTCTTATAAGGTAGGTTGTTGAAAAACTCATCCGTACAGGTAGTCCATTCTTTATAAACCCTATTTGGTTTTTCAGCTTTTAATCCTAAAGCATAAACCAAGTGCATATAAAGATTTGCCGTTCCGTTTTGAATATTTAATTTGTGTGGTGGTGGTGTGTTTTCAGTTCCATCTTCAAGAGTTATACCAGCTTCAAATCCATTATACATCAATTTATTATTCTCGATATATGTAGAACCAACTTCGTACGGATTGTACGCTTCTAAATCTGCTACAATTCCTTCTGTTAGAAAATCAATATTATCCTTATAAGTTGAACGTAGAAATTTACTCGTTTCGTGGCTTGCGTATTTATTGATAAAGAAGTCCTTAGATGGATTAAAATCTGAAAATACATAATCCTCTGTTCTTTGTTTTATCTGTAAAAATACCTCCTCTGAGAAGTGAGATATTTCGTTAAAGAAGCTTATGTGCTGTGTCATTCCTAATACTTTAGAAATAACATCTGTTCCCATAAAGTGAATTATTGAACCAGTTTTTTTGCAGGTAAATGTCGCATCTTTTTTATTGAACACGAATTTTGCGTATAGATAAGGGTCGGCGGAAATAACAGTTTTAAAATCCTCTAATATTGTTGCAACCGCATCAACTCTAGTTCCTCTCCAAACTGTTATTTTGTAGTTTTTTTTACTCATTAATATAATACAAAATAATTGCATTATGGAATAAGACTTTCCAGACCTCGAAGAACCATAAGCCACGATAAGCCTATACAATCCACTCATATAGGCTTCGTAAATCGCGTCAAATGTTTTACTTACTTTAAATACCATTATTCAGTTTCCTTTTGCCCTCTGTATGTATGCTCGATTTTAATCACGTTGTCTTTCTCCTCTTCTATAATTTCTTTACGCTGTAATTTTGGAGAAGCGTATTCCAAAATCTTAAAGTAGTTAACTATAAAATCCTCGTCTTCCATTGTAGCGAGTACGGCATTTGCTCTTTTAGAATGTTTTCCCTTAACATCATTCATAAGTATATCGAGCTCGCTTAATCTTTTGTTTTCTTCTTCAGCCATTTTCTTCTGTTTTATCGTTTAATAGATTTTTTATTTCTTCTTGTACGTGGGGTTTGTTAATCCAATTCATTAAAAGCAAATCAATTACATCGCCCTGATTTATGTCGTGAACAGCGCAAGCGATTTTAAATTTCTTTCGCGTATCACTCGAAACCCAACCTCCTATGAATACTTTTCCTTTCATAAAGCAAACCTACAAAAAAAACCCCAACCCACCACCATCCCGCCCCCACAATTTTTTAAAACACAGCCCCAACCACCGCCCCAACCCCCACACAGCCCCCACACAAGCCCCAAAGCCCCAAAGCCCCCATATAACCCCACACCTTATATATATGGTCTAGAAACGCCCCAAAACGCCCCAGACCGCCCCATTCCAACCCAAGCCAAAAACAACAACTTAAAAACCACTATTTATAAGTTGTTTTTGTTGCACCGCTATTCCGCCACCAGCCCCCACATAAACCCAACTCAACCACCAAACAACCCAACCCAAGCCAAACCCAAGTCCAACCACCCCAACCCAAGCCAGCCCAATAACCACGCCGTCTAAGCCAATTCTAGCCGGTTTTTAAGTTATTGGATTGGTTTGGAGTGAGACAAGCAAAAACTGGTTTGTCACAGATTTGTCACAGATTTGTCTCACTACTTCCTAGCATTGACGGGGCTTCCCAGCGTTTTGAGACAAAAAGACACTGAGACAGCGATTTTCGAAACCCTTCAGATAATTTTCAAAAAAATAAAATTACGAAAAGTGCTGTCTTACTGTCTTATATATATAATTTTTTAAAAATATATATATATACTATTAACTATCAAGGACTTAGCATCAAAATTCGTGTGACAATCCTGTGACAGTCCTGTGACAAATTGAGACAGCGATCTCAACCCCTTCAAAACCAATAACTTATAAACCGAGCCCCAAAGCCAATTTAGAGCCTAACAGCCCGCCATTGTTGAGAGACAGCCCAAGCCAGACCACCCCAAACCAGTTTTTTAATCCAACCCGAACCAACCCGAACAAACCCAATCCAAACCATCCCAAAAACCGCCATTTATAATTTTTTTATGTTTTTAAAGATATTAAGACCTTTTTATCTTTTTTTGCTCATTTTGTTCCATTTTAAGCCATTTTTAAAAAACCAATCCACGCCATAAAAAACCAACCCAATCCAAAAAAGTAAATTTTATTCCAAAAAGGGGGCGTGGCGGGCAGTACAGGCGAAGGGTAGGGGGCGTGTTTTTTTTTCGTGTACGCAAATAACCCCTGCCAAATAGTCCGATTTGAGTCGGTCTGGCAGGGGTTGAAATAAACTTGGGATGTATTAGTATTAATCCATTAGAAACCGTAAAAATGCAATAATGTATATAACAAATAGCACCGCACAAAGTCCAGCAAGCATCTTATAAGTTGTTTTTTGCGCTTTAGTTGGTTGTTTCTTCATCTTAGTATAATTAAAAGGGTTAACATCAAAAGTCCTAGTAGCATCATAATTAAGCATCCTCTTGCTTTGCTCATAACGGTCTAGTGATTTTGGGTTGAATTGGTCGCTCCTGCTGTGGTTTTGGTTGCTATGGCAAGTATTACTGCCACTGCTACAATTATAAGGCTTAAAAGGGCGTAAATTTGGTCTGGGTTTGTGAATAGATTTTTCATTGTTTCAATCGTTTTAGAGCCTCAATTATATCGGGGCTGGGTTAAATAATAAGTTTTAAAAATAAACCCCTAACAACTTATAAATCGTCAGGGGTTCGGGCTTTTGGTTTCTTACTTTTCAGTTAAGATAAAAGAGCCGTTTTCCTCTACAAAGTAGTGAGTCGCGGAGCTGTTGTTGAAAAGTGAACCGCTGTTTGATTTGCCTGTCAGGTGGCTGTTCGTGTATGCTTTGGCACGTTTAAGCCACTCAGTCTGTCTTTGGGCTTGTGATGCGCTGTCCTTGCTTGATTTGATTTTGTTCAACAGGATGTCGATGTTAATCAAGCTAATAGGCTTGTTGAAGTCGTAACCTTCAGGCGTGTTGAAGTAGTTGCTCAAATTGGCACGTTGAACCATTTCGTGCAGGTCTTTTTGTGAGATTGAAGTTTCACCACTGCCAATAACTTTAGCCAGTACTTCTGTACTTACATTTGAGCGGGTTTTGCCTCCGTCGGTTTTATTGACTAGAGCCAAATTGTCTGCTATGGTTTGCAAATCTTGCAAGTCCATTTGTGCCATTACTTCTGGTGTTAAACCTTCAACTTTGCCAGTTAGCCTTTCAATAAGATTGGCTGTTCTTTCTTCAGTTGTTTCGTTGTTTTTATTCTTTGCACTCATAATTTCTAATGCCTGTTTCCAGGTCTTTGTTTAGGTGGCTTTATTGCCGTTATTAATTTAATACAGGGCAAATATAGTCTTGTTTGCCATACCTCACAAGTTTTGATTGAAATATTAACAAAACTTTAACATTTGCTACATTAACAACTTATAAACCATTTGCATCGGTAACGGCTTTTAAGTTAGTGTTCACGGTGCTTCGTAGGCGGTCTGGCTTGGCCTGTTGTGGGCTTGTTTGGGCTTGAATTAGGGCGGTTTGGGGGCGGTTTGGGGTTTGGGCTGGCTGTTACTAGGGAGTGCGGGTACGCGCGTGTAATGAATTATTTTGAATTTGGGGCTGGGCTGGATGTTAAAGTTTTGTTAAAGTTTTGGTTTGGGTGGAATTGGGCTGGATCTGTGGGGTGGAGATGGAGGCTGAGGGGGTGGAGCTGTGGTTGGGACTCGGTCTATAAAAAACTGGCTTTGGAGCTAGGGGTAAAAAACTGTTGGTTAAAAAAGAGTTGGTTAAAAAAGGGTGGGGATAATCTCAATACACTGCAATTCCTTTTCTTTAAAAAATCCAGTCAATACTTCGTTGTAGTGTTCAATAGAAACAACTTCTTTATCTCCATTTATGTAAGTTAATTCTAATTGATTTTGTTCCATAATTAAAAAAGCGTTGGTAATGGATTTGTTGTAGTAAAAAATTTATAATTTAAAACCTCGTTCCTTTTTTAGCTTGTTTTGCATTGTAGTTCGTGGATATATCATATCTCAATCCTGTACTTACATTATATCTCCACGGCTTGTATTTTAATTCGTGGCGTTGATTTAAGTTTACAAGGCTTATAACACTTAGATTTTTCGCTAATGGTATTTTTACTTCTACTGAAAATTCCCAACTAACCGCCCTACTTCCGTGTCTAAACATATAACCATAACCGATTATAGGTGCAATGTCAACCTTTAAAATATTGGTATGGAATGAATATCCAGCTTCAACTCCAAAACGTGAGTAATCCCCTCCAGATAATTGC